GGTTAATTTAAATTTCGTTATATGGAAAATACAAAACTTTCGCAAGAGGAGCTACAATCAATTCAGCAACTCCAGGAAAAAAACAGAGCAATCGTCATTGAATTTGGCGAGGTCGAATTGATCAAACTAAACCTTGAGCGTAGAGTTGAAAACGCTAAGAAATTCTTAGCTGAACTTCGTGAAGAAGAGAACACCTTTGGTAAGGAACTTTCCGATAAGTACGGCGACGGGACTGTAGACCTTTCTACAGGCGAGTTCGTACCGGCTCCTAAGACCGAGGATGCTCCTGCTGGAGAGGTTTCTGCTGCTGAATAGGTAGCTGGTGATCCTGCATTAGAAGTAAAGAGGGTTTCGGCCCTCTTTTTCTATTTATATGAAAATCTTTTTACATTATGGCCATAGGAGATAAAAAATCTTTACTGCAACCTAGCTCCACCCAATCACAGCAGTTTAGGTTACAGTTTACTAATCTGCAGCCGACAAGCTTGACAGCCCAGCAGCTTTCTCCGGTAGCTAATGCTAGACCGGCAGTATCTGTGTTTTTGAATGCCCCTGCTCCTGTCTCCCTACAGGCCCCGCCAACTATTCCACCAGCACTACCGGCTCCGGTACCAGCACCTACTCCCGTAGTTAGTAGTGTACCTATCGTTTATAGTGATACTGCTTTTTACTTTGACGGTAATAGCTTATTTAGCTCTAGCTTAGAGACAATCGATGCCCCAATTAACCTTACAAGTTCGATGGGTATTATGATGGCTATTAAGCCTAATGTATTTACAACTGGTAGTACGCAGACTATACTTCATATGTACTCTGGCAGCTTTGCTAGTCAGTCTTTAGCTATTTCATTAGTCAACGGAGCTATACAGACTACCTTCCGGAATAATGGACAAACCGCTACCTTCTCTCGTAATGCTTCTAGTATAGGTACTCTAGGAAATGGATACACCCTAGTAACATTTGAATACTTCGGTAACAGCGAGTATAACTCCTTAACTAACCCTTCTTACGGCTTCCCCAGCATACAGTTTAACAAAGATACAGCAAATACTAATGCAACACAAACTACACAAACTAGTATAGAGAGTTTAAGTGCTTCGTTTGCAAATACGGACCACCTCTACATTGGAGGTACCCAATTTGAACCTAACATGAATTTTCAAGGAGCTATTGGATTTGTTGCCTTTAATTTTGGCTCACCCTACACCTCAGCATACCCTAACGCTATCTTTGATCAGAGACTTCCCGCAAAAGATTTAACTACAGCTGGTTCTTTTAAAACCCGAGTTTATACCTTTGGAGAACCCAACGGAAGCGGTGTTGCAGTAGAGACAACAGGTAGTGGAGCAACTAAAAACGTAACATTAACACTCTCAGGGTCTGTAATTACAAATGCTAATTACTCATACTTCGTTAGGTAATGGTTTGCACTACTAACGCATATTTATACTAAGATCAATTAACCTTTCCTTAAAATGTCAGAAAGAATTTTATCACCAGGCGTTTTTTCAAGAGAAAACGACCTGTCTTTTGTAACCCCAGCAGCCGGCGAAGTCTCTACAGCACTAGTAGGACCTACTACCAAAGGCCCTCAGGACATACCAACTATAGTACGTTCTTACGGGGAGTACTTGAATATGTTCGGAGGTGCTTTTAAGTCAGGAAGTGACTACTACACCCACTATACTGCACTAGCTGCCGAAAAATATTTTGAGCAGGGCGGTTCTTCACTCCTAGTAACCAGGGTATCCAATCAAACCTTCAGTCCAGCATCTGCTACGATCACAAGCGGATCAACCTCATGGGTGACTCTCACCACTGTGACTGAAGGGGCTATAATGAATAACAGCGGTTCTGCAGGAACAAACAACTCTCTTGCGAGCGGCTCAGCTGATAACATCAGATACGAAGTTACTTCAAAGAATACCCAGCAAGGTACTTTCTCACTTATTATTAGAAGAGGGGATGATAACGAAAAGAACAAAATCGTTCTTGAATCTTATCAAAATCTCTCCTTAGACCCTAAGTCAACTAACTACGTTGCAAGAGTAATCGGGGACCAGTATCGGACTAACCAAGGTGATTCAGTATTAGTGGAAGGTGAATATCCTAACGCCTCTAAGTACGTCTACGTATCAAGCGTCAATACTAAAATGCCTGACTATCTGGATAACAACGGTGTAGCTAATACAGCCTACTCAGCTTCGTTTGCAAACTTTGCAATCGGTAGCGGATCTATCAACGGAGCTTTTGCCAGCGGAACCGGTACACTATTTCAAGCCGCCGTTCAAGCACAGTTTGTTAACCTAGCAGCTAACGACAGTCAGGGTATTGCACCTTCCACTGCCTACGATACGGCAATCGCTACTCTTGCTAACAGAGACGAATACAGATTTAACGTCCTACTAACACCAGGTCTAACTAAAGATCTCCACTCCTCACAGGTAACCCAGTTTATCGATCTAGTAGAGACTAGAGGAGACGCAATTTACGTTGTCGACCCGGTAGGGTACGGCAGCTCAACTGCCACTGCAACCACCCAAGCCGGAGGAATGAACAGCTCATTTGCTGCCGCTTACTGGCCTTGGGTTAAGGTAGCAAACAACGAGTTAGGTAAAAACGTTTGGGCACCTGCTTCAACGGTCCTAGGAGGCGTATTCGCCTTCAACGACAGAGTAGGAGCAGAATGGTTCGCACCAGCAGGTCTACTAAGAGGGGGAATTCCTTCAGTAGTTATGGCAGAAAGAAAGCTTTCTCAGTCAGACAGAGATACTCTCTACTTAGGTAAAGTAAACCCAATCGCTACCTTCCCAGGTTCAGGAGTAGTTGCTTACGGTCAGAAGACCTTGCAAACTAAGGCTTCGGCTTTAGACCGGGTCAACGTCCGCAGACTTCTTATCAACCTTAAGAACTTCATCGGTGACCAGGCCAACACTCTAGTATTTGAGCAGAACACAATCGCTACCCGCAACAGATTCCTTGCCGCCGTTACCCCATACCTTGAGACTGTAGTACAGAGACAAGGACTTTACGCTTATAGAGTGTTAATGGACGACACCAACAACACTGCCGATGTTATTGACCGCAACCAGCTTGTAGGTCAGATCTTCATCCAACCTGCCAAGACAGCAGAATTCATCGTACTAGACTTTGTAGTCCAGCCTACGGGAGCAACATTTAACGTATAAGCTATTTATAATTAAATAATCAGACCAGCAAAATGCCAGTACTAGATCCAAACGAAATTATGTTTACAGCCTTCGAGCCGAAGGTAGCTAACAGATTTATTATGTACATCGATGGAATTCCATCTTACTTGGTTAAGAGTGTCTCTTCACCTTCCTTCACAGACGGTGTCATCAAACTTGATCACATCAACACTTACAGAAAGATCAGAGGCAAGAGAGAGTGGCAGAACATGACCCTCAGCCTTTATGACCCCATCACACCTTCAGGTGCACAGGCGGTCATGGAGTGGGCTAGACTTGGATACGAGTCAGTTACTGGCCGGGCCGGGTACTCGGACTTCTATAAGAAGGACGTCACCTTGAATGCTCTCGGACCAGTAGGTGATATAATCGGTGAGTGGATCATCAAAGGTTCATTTGTAGTCTCTTCTAACTTCGGTCAGTACAACTGGTCTACAGAGGATGCCATCAACGTTGAACTGCAGCTTGCAATGGATTATTGCGTACTGAACTTCTAAAGATTTAGTCTTTATAAAAAATACAAGCCCGGTCTAAATGGCCGGGTTTTTTATTTTAATATATTTATATATAAGAAACTAAAGTTATTTAAAATATGGCATTTAATATACCAACCGAAGTCGTTGAACTTCCCTCTAAAGGACTAGTATACCCAGCCGACAGTCCTCTATCAAGCGGTAAAATTGAAATGAAGTATATGACCGCTAAAGAAGAGGACATACTTACCAATCAGAATTACCTTCGTCAAGGTATTGCAATCGACAAGCTTTTGCAATCAATGATCGTTTCTCCTATTAACTACAATGATCTACTGATCGGAGATAGAGATGCTTTAATGCTAGCAGCTAGAATACTTTCCTACGGTAAGGAGTATTCGTTTGCGTATAAGGGTAAAGAACATAAGGTAGACCTTACCTCTTACCAATCTAAGGTAATTAACGAAAAAGAGTATTCCGCCGGAGTTAACGAGTTTACTTTTACACTACCGGATACCGGGAACGTGATTACCTTCAAGCTGCTTAGCCACGGAGATGAAGGTAAGATAGACACAGAGATAAAAGGTCTACAGAAAGTTAACCAAGAGTCTTCTACCCAAGTTACCACACGTCTAAAATACACTATCACATCTATCAACGGATCCAGAGAAGTGAAAGACATCAGAGACTTTATTGATAATGCATTTTTGGCTAAAGAAGCTAGAGCGTTTAGAGAGTATTACAGTTCACTGCTACCTGGAATCGATTATACAACCAGGCTAGTAATCAATGGCGTAGAGGAGGACGTCGATCTTCCGATCGGTCTTAGCTTTTTTTGGCCTGACGCCTGAGTATAGGACTTTCCTATTTACACAACTTCATGAAATAGTATTTCATGGCAAAGGCGGGTACAACTGGGAGACAGTTTACAACATGCCGATATGGCTTAGAAAACTTACTTTTAGAATGATTGAAAAGCACTATCAAGATGAAAACGAGAACATTGAAAAATCTCAAAATATCCAAAAAGCTACAGCTCAAAACACTAAGCCTTTAGGTCCCGCTATTAGTTCCCCTACCTACAGTACTAAAGTTGCTAGAAAGTAGGAGGTTTCTATTTATATGTATATAGACTTGCATGGCTGACGAACAAAATAAACAAGCTCAGGAACTTACTGATATCTTCGGACTTCAAAATAAGAGGTTAGAGGAACAAGCTGAGTTACAAAAGCAGTTAACTGAAAATACAGCTCTTTACAGAAGCTTTGGAAGTAAAATTCTTTCAAATCAAGTTAAAGCACTTGATCTACAAGCACAGGCAGACGTATTTGAAAAAGAAGGCAACAAGAGTCAAGCTAAGAAATTAGCTCTACAGGCAAAAGCGCTTGAAGCGTCAGCTGAATTACTTAGTGAAAAGCAGGCTGAGTTAAAAATCGATAACGAACAACTTGCAGCCCAAGTACAAAAGGAAAAAAATAACAAAAAAGCTCTAACTTCTTTAAAAGAAACCCTTGGATTAACAGGTCTTTTAAGCAAGCTGACTGCCACTCTGTCGGTAGCAGGGCTAGGAAAAAGTCTACTGGGTGTAAATAATGATGTATTTACTCTTTCTAAGACTCTAGGCCAAGGAGTAGCTGCATCCAGAGACTTAAGAGAACAATTTGAAGAATACTCGCTAGGTAATACCAGAATTGACGCAGAGAGATTAACCCAGGCTACTGTTGATCTTGGTCAAGCTCTAGGAACTAACGTCCTGTTTAGCAATGAGTTTGCTGAAGATTTTGTTAAAGCTACCGAGTTTATAGGACTTACCAAAGAAGCAGCAGGGGGTCTAGCTAGGATAGCAGTAGGCTTAGGTCAGTCAGCTGAAGGCTATCGAGAGAGTATAGCTAATGCTTTGATACCAACTCTTAAGGCAAACAGCATAAATCTTAGTCTAAAAGACGTCTACGAAGAGATAGGCAAGCTTTCAGCCAGTACAGTAGTTACTTTAGGCAGATCACCCGAGAAACTAACCCAAGCAGTAGTACAGGCAAAAAGATTTGGTTTAGAGCTCAACAATCTAAACGGAATCGCTAGCAGCCTGCTTGATTTTGAGACCTCAATCGGTGCTGAACTTGAAGCAGAACTACTAACGGGCAAGCAGCTTAACTTAGAAAAAGCTAGAGCAGCAGCCCTTACCGGAGATCAGAATACTTTGATGCGGGAGATTGCAAACGCAGCTGGAAGCTTGAATGAATTTGAGAACATGAACGTTCTTGCTCGTCAATCTCTCGCCCAGTCACTAGGTCTTAACGTCGACCAGATGTCAGAAATGCTTTTAAAGCAGGAGGCAATCAACCAACTTGGCGCTGAAGGAGAAAAAGC